TTTTATTAGTCCAATCTGAAACATCTGGTTCAGTTTCACTAACTATTCCTATTATATGTAAATCCGTAGTTCCTTGTAAATAATGTTGTTCTTGGCTCATTATAATTTTTTGATAAGTGCATTTCCTGTTCTATTAACCAATATATTATCCGCACGATTGATTATGTAAGTCAAATACTGAAGATAAACTTTATCAAGACTTGCACTATATTCTGCAACCGTCGGAGTCGCATTATATTCTGCAACTGAAACCGAGGAACTATAAACACTAACAGTAACACTAACATCATATTCATGTTCAATAGACATATTTATTGCTTTGTAGCAATTAAACTAAAATCAATAGGAGTCACAGTATTGCCTCCTGAACAAGTACATCTCGCCCATACCTCTAAACTATCTCCAACAGCTAAATCAACAAATCCAACTTTTCCAGTAGTTTGCGGAGTATTAGCTCCATTCGTATATTGTCTGAATCTAACATTACCGAATTCTTTTGCTCCATTATTTGCAAATAAACCGAACTGAATAGTTTTATCTTTTGCGGAACACTGCCAATCACCGCCCATGTATATTAAGTATATACCAGCAGTAGAAACAATAATCTCATTAGCACCCGTAGTCATTCCATTAACTTCGCCAGTAGAAACTAAGACCTTAATTTGATACCATACATTCTGAGTAGTAAGAGTTATAGCGGTTGTTCCAGAGGTAGTATTAACTTCCGCAAAATCATGATGCTCTTTGCCAAAGCTACTTTCTGAGCTAACAGTAAGAGAACAAACATCCTCAATACAATTCCCGTTGCCGTCAAAGTCTCCGTTCACAACTAAGGGACCATCAATAATTGTCTTTGAGCTAATTACTACTCCATGTTGTGTAGAATCGTAGTGCATTGTTGCCTGTATGCCGGAGCCAGTAATAGAAAAACTATCTGCCTCAACCGTATATCCTGTAGCATCAATGTTTGCTCTATGAGTAGCAATACCGCCAGTATATGTAGTGCCTCCAGCTTCTAACGTTTCAAATATCCCCTCATCCCCTTCAATGTCGTCCATTGTTGCGTCACCGGGAATATTAAGATTACCAGTATTGCTTAAAGTAGATGTCCCCACTTGCCACGGGTAAAATCTGAATTCTCCGGTTGATGTTATGTGAAATAAATCGGTTACATCTGTCCTATTTCTAAAGCAAAGATTATCCTCTCTTGATCCACCTTCTACAAATACAGCATATTCTTTTGTGTCGTTTTCACATGCAAATCCCGCTCCTTCTCCTGACGATTCCACTTTGTAATAGATATAATTAGAACCAAATAAATGTACTTCTTCATCTGCTGTTCCGTTACTATTGTTACATTTCCAACAAGAGTAGTTGTGCCTGTAAAAATGCCATTCACGAATTTGGCTTCATCCCCTTCAACGTCGTCTGCTGAAAAATCACCGGGAATAGATAAACCTTCTACAGTCCAAGTTACTCTATCTACTAAAGGAAATATATAAAAATTATCAGCTGCAGCATTCGGGAACAAATACGCATTATCAGTAGCACCTTCATCAATCCACAACCAACGCCAACCACCAACTTCACCTTTTAAATCGTCAGCGACAGAAAAATTGAAAAAACTATTTGAATCACCCCTCGCGCTAAATACAGGAGCATATATTCTATTCAAAGCTTCTAATTCATTTACGTATGTTCCGCCAAAGCCTATATCAGAAGGTGTAGCACACGTTCCAAGACCAACGTAATAACCGTTTCTTGGATATATCGCTAAACAACTATCAGCGGCGCAATCATGTATATAACTTGAAGTACTAGCCGTACCGAAATATATCTTGAAATCACTCATAGTAATATTCTGCGATACTTTGTAAGGATTGAAATAAGGATGGTCCCGCCTACTCGCAAACAGATTCGATAGTAGAAACAACACGCCTATAAGTATAAATAATTTCTTCATCAAAGAATCCTCCTCAATTATTCGTCTGTTTCATTTAAAATAACAGCTTGGTCTCCTGACTCCGATTGAAAATATATCGTGCCTTTGAAATCGTCTATATACGCAAAATCCCCGGGATGCAATTTATTCCCAACTGTATTAACGTTCTCGTCTACACCTAATCTATATCTGACGTTATCGGTATTATCTTCTTCTGCGTCGATATAAACACCAACTACTGTACTATCAAGAGCATATGACGTTGAAGACCCAGCTCCAACTGCTATAAGTGTTCCGGTAGAATTTTCTGCTTTATAATTTTTACTTGAAACTACACCACTTGTAAGCCATACATTTTTTAATTCATTCAATTCAGAAATAGTTTGCAAAGTAGTTATTACACCTGAAGTAATCCAAACATTCTTCAGTTCATTTAACTCAGAAATAGTTTGTAAAGTTGTTATAACACCGCTTGTAATCCAAACATTTTTAAGGTCAGCAAATGCATCTGCTGAAAGTGTAATAGTAAGAGGTATATTAGTGCTTATTACTACTCCCACTTCATCCATTGTCAAAGTTCTGCCTTGCTCATCAACTATACGAATTGAAGCATTTGAAGATGTAATCAAATCATAAAAATACTTATTCCAACTTTTTGCACTAGCGACAGATGATAACAGAAATATCACCATCGCTGCTAATAGCGTTTTTTTCACCTTTTCCTCCTCTAGCTATAGGGATAGTTCTTTTAATACAGAACTACCCCTTGTTTATATAAATCTACTCTATCGGCTTAGCTTCTGAGTCAATTATATATATCCATCTAAAATCAACAGCACCATTTGGAGTAGTATTCGGTGCAATCGTACTGTAAGTCCGGTCTATTGTATATGTCGCAGTAGACTGTTGTACATAATCTTCTGAAGCATTAAAGAAATCATTTATTTTCCCTGTCGCTCCGATTTTGTCAGCTGTTCCGATATCAAATTCTAACGAACTTATGTTATTATCTACCATAGTCACTGTCGCGCCAACAAGCAAACCGTAAGCGTTACTTGTTTCTGTAAAAGCCCCTGAAGTAGATGTGACAGTTTCCCATACTAATTCATTTCTAGCATTGTATCCTTCAAGTGCTACAGTAGCGTAACAATACATTGCAGGACCCGAAGAAAATGTCACTCTGAGACTTCTCGGTACGCCGGGTTGCGTAAAGTCACTTCTATTTAATGTCAACAAATCGCTTATCCATGTTCCTGTAGTAGTGTCAACATTATAGACGCTGAAAGTAGATTTCGCCGGTAGGTCTACCCAAGTATTCTGTGTAGCAATAAGTTTCGTTATATGAGAAGACACATTAACGCCATCGTAATCGCTACTCGAATGTAAGTATATGTCCTTTGATAGATACGCTCTCCCCGGCAAACCCGGTAAATCATGCAACCATGATGCTTTTGTCTTTTTTGCAAAAACAAATTCAGGTGAAAGTACTAAAATTAAAATTAGAAAAAACGTAAACGTTAAAAACATAAAACTACTAAAAAGACCTTTAGTTCTTTTCATTGTTGCTTTCCCTCCTTTGAGAAAGAGTCGGGTTGTTCCAAGCTAACTCCCGCAAACGCTACCTTGTACCGTAAATTGATAAAGGATTTTGTATTTACGCTATCACTTCAGATAACAGTGCGCCTGCGTGCTGTCCTGTTACCTTGTGGTCGTATGACCTTGAAACTTCGATTGTTATTCCACCTTTCCCAAGCTCTGGAGATGGCCACTTGCTCGTCATCGTTGTTATCCCGCCAAATAGTGTGTGTAGGAAAGTATAGCCCCATGCCGGTTCGTCGATTGCTGCTTCAGGAGGTACATAAAGAAGCGCACAGAATTTACCCCACAAGAAAGTCTTCGTCTTTGTCTGCCCGGGTTTCGTAGAAATATAAACTTTTTCGCCAACAATATATTCTTCAACGTTGAATGCTTCTTTTATCAAAGCTTTTGTGATAATCCCTTTCTGTGTATGTTTATAGAGGTCGAGTAATACCGGATGTCTCTTTAACTGGTCATGAACTTCGAGACCGACTATCATCTTGTTAGGTCTCACACCGATTGACTTCTGAACTGTCGTCATCCACTGGTCAACTTTAACTGTCGGGTCTGCTTCGGGATTGCTTGCATCCCACTGGTCTGCTGCTCCAAGAGTTTCTTTATAGCTTGCGTTGTAATTAGATGCGCCAAAGACTACTGATGCGCAGTCGGCTTCGATATCGAGATTAACTATCTTAGTCAGATTTCTTGTCATCCGAATTTCAGGTTTAATTATAGGGTCAGCTCTATTTCTCTTCTTATCTGTCAAAACATCATGATAAGAATGCTCTTCGCATGCATAAGTATCTGTCGAAGCTGAATAGCTATTGATTTTCTGCGACTGTGTATCGTCTGCTCTTTTTCTTCCGTGATATCTGAGTTCCTCTTCACCAAAAAACGTGTAATATGTGTCAGTATCTTTCTTGACCGGAACGGGCTTTAGAATTCTATCCCAGATAAACACGTCACTTCTTACTCCTACTGCGACATTGCTCAACGGTTGACTTACATGCTCTGTTCCTCTGTCTGGCATTGTATTGCTCCTTTCGTATAGATTTTTATGCTACAAGAAAATTAAAATTGAAATTAAAATTTATACGAAGAGGGATAAACCTCTATTATATGCTCGCTTTGAATTTCATTAACTCGACTTCAAATATATCACCGTCTGAAGCACCCTGTAATGCTCTTGCAATTACTTCGTCTTTGTCTGTATCCGCAACATCCGCTTCACCAAGAGCATCCGTCTTGATATAATCATTCAACGTGATAGTTGTACCAGCTTTCATAGGGGCAGTACCTAAAACAATTACTTCTGCCTGCTCGTCTTCGCCCGGCTTATTTACCATAATCCCGAGTGCTTTCGCATTTGCTCCGCATCTTGTTATTTCGCCCTCGGCAGAAAGATAAACAGCTACGTTCGTTACTGCTGCGCTGTAATCTGCGCTTGAGTTGTAACTCAACTTCAATACTGGATTATAATTCACTCCACTGACTGTTGCCATTATCTTGCTCCTTTCTTCGAGATTTTTAAAACACTTCTATCTGAATGAAAGCCAGTCTATTAGACTATTAGCCCAATTCAGGGTAATCGATATAAACTTGATTCAACATCCCTTCGTACTCAGGCACATCTTTGTCAGGATTATCTTTCTTGAATTTCTTCGTTCTCTCTAATACTATATGATGCGCTTTCTGGTCTTTCTCTGAACCGAATTCATCTTCGTCTTGTTTCTTGAAACTCTTTGTTTCTTCAGCTAAATCTTTTCCTGCTTCGCCTTCTTTCTCTTTCTTGAGCTTCTCGCTGAACTCAACTACATTAGGCGATGCTTCAATTTCCTGCTGTCTCAGCTCACGAGGTGAAACTTTCTCGGTCTTTCCATCTTTCGAGAAATCAACTGTCTTCTCATCGCTCAAGCTCTCAAGAATGCTGACTGTGCTTGCTTCATTTGCAGGAAGTATCTTCCCTTCTTTGACTCTCTCTTTCACGAATGTCTTTATCTCTTCTGACCTTTTGTCGCTGGTAGATTTAGCAAGTTTCTCATCTGCTTCTTTCTTCTCGTTCTTGATTTTCTCGTTCTCTTTCTTCAGAGTAGCGTTCTCTTCTTTCATAGTGTCGAAATCTTTTTGTAGCTTTGCCAACTTCTGTTCCAATTCCTTTAAATCCATTTCTTCCTCCTCTTCTTCCTCTTCTGGAATAGTTTTTGTATTTGTTTCAACAGTCAAAGACAAACTCGTTTCGTCTTCTTCTGTATTCAAGCTGTAAAATTGCTCAAACTCGTTCAAATTCTCAACTGCAGGCAATTCGACCCCAAGCAAAGCTACGCCTTTGAGAAACTTGCGCAACCGCTCATTGCCAACTAATCTATTGAAACCAATTTCCGAACTTACTTCACGATACTGCTTATTTTCAATCATCTCTTTTATAAGCTTCGGGATGTTTGTGATTTTTGCGAACAGTTTCTCTCCTTTTACTTTTAATTCCTTTATCCATCCGAATGAAGGTTGTCCGCCATGTCTCGTGTTTTCAGGATTCGTGTTTTTGAATAGATTTATCTTCAGAGGGATTCCGTTCTTGAATTCTGGGTCATTTTCAACTAGTATAGAAATATTATCAGCTATTTCTTGCAAATCTTCTTTCGTGAAAGTAACTTTCCCTTGCATACTGTTCCATGTTCCTGTTGAGAGAATGTCTTTATCTGTTGAAAATGTTCTTGACAGATTAGTTGCTCCTGTAGCGGGCTCAAACAAGATAGTCTTTATATTGTGCTCTTTGAGCCATGCTTTTGCTTGAGCAGCAGTGAATTTGCTCTTAGGAAATCTATAAGCTTGCGGTTTACCGCTTCCGCTCGGGTCTGTTTTTAAGGGCCCACCGTAAATCATTACACCGTTCGGCAATGTCTGCAATACAACAATTCTCGCAAATAAATTCGGGTCTTTAACTCTTCCTGAATGAAAATTTGGAAATGGCATTATTTTTCCTCCCTTATCGTAGTGAATATACATCCACAGTCTTTGCATTTCAAAGGACGTATTCCGAATCTGACATCGTTTTTGATATTCTTAGCAATTCTCAGATTCTTTGAATTACATTCAGGACATGGGATATTGTACTCTTTCGCTATCCACTTAGTCCCATGAATAAGAACTTTAGATGTTAATTTCGCTTCGTCTGACATAATTCCTCCTTAATTCGTTATCTGATTGCTACTAACAGAAAGAAACATCCTGTTGCTACAGGATATATACCGCCTGTCGCTATACCCCAAGCACCAACTCCTGCTAAAATATATCTCGCAGTTTTGCTCGTTTTCTTATCCTCTGAAATCTTTGCTCTCAATTCAGAATTTAACTTTATGCAACCAGTATATGCATTCTTGTATGACTCAGACTGCTTCTCGCACTTTATCAACTCTTCAAGAACGTCATCAACTTCTTTTTCCGTAAAAGGTCTTGGGTCACCAAATACCGCACCAGTTAGACACACTAACAACAAAATACAAAGTAATTTTTTCATCTTTCCTCCTTAATTCACCTTCTGCGCTACTGTAATATTGTTTGATTCCCAGATATATGTTTCCATTATCGTGTCGCCTATGAACTTAGCAAGACCATTCAATACTTCTTTTTTCATTCTGCTGATTATAGTATATTTGCTTGCTAATTCAGCCATAACCATTTTGCAAGTAATACTGAAAAGAGGTACTTTATTTTTTCTAACTTGATACTCGATAGCGTAATCTGCTATCTTCTCAACGTCTTTAGAAGTAATCTCGAACTGCCTGTCTACATTGTGTTTCGTGATTTTAGGCATTCTTGATAGCCCTCAGTACGTCTTCTTTCTTCAGATAACAATTTTCCTCTCCATGAAAATAAGTATGAACGCAGTTATTTTTTATTTCCTTTACTATTATCTTCTTCAATTCTTTCAATGTCTTTCTTGCCCACGCTTTTTTGAATCGAGCGTTTACTTTTGCCATCTAACCTCCGAATCCCGGAGCAGGTGCAACAGGAGGAGGCGAACTCACAGTAAATGTCTCATCAGCTAATATCGGTATCATCAGTGACCTGCAATTATAATGATTAGGAGGAGTTATTTTCGCCCAGATTGTATCGTCAGTTTTATATATTAGACCGTCAAGACCTCTACAGATTTCAGATGTTCTTGAATCCATTATCGCTGAGTATTCATATGCTACTATCATATCTTTGACTGCATCATCTTGAAATGATGTGAGTCTGCCTTGATTATAAGCGTCGTTTGTGTTCGTTCTGACTACTGTCTCGATTCTACCGGGTATCTTTTCGACTCTCTCAACTCTGCCTGAAGGCATTTTCTGCTCTACTTTATATTTCTCAAAAAACTCTTCAAGCTTGAAGATAGTTTCAGCGTTTGTTGCGCCAGACTCTATTGAATTGTAGAGTATGCCTTTTGCGTTAGTCAGAATATGGTCTCTCTCAGCACCTGTCAGATAAAACTTTTTAGCTTCAAAGAATTCAAGCACTTCTTTCGGAGGTAAATTCCCTACAAGTTCTATTTTTGCAAGTGATGCACCTTTTCTCTTTGCAGCTACATCTCTGAAACCGTGTTTCTTGCCTGTGACGAATGCTTCATTTAACAGTTGACCGAAAGTGAATCTCAAGTCACCTAGATGCTTGAGAGTTATCTTATCGACTTCTCTCGATTTCTTTTCTTCAACTATTTTTCTGCTTATGACAGAATTTATCAAATCTTCTTTTATTCTGTCAACATTCTCACCTATCTTCAGCTCGTATTTCTCTTCAAGAGTAGATAAGTCTTCAATCGTCTTCTTAAAATCAATCTCTTTCTCGTATGAATTAGGATTTCTCGAAAGCTTAATCTTCGCAAATAATTTTGTCTCGTCTTCTATCACATCATCTGCATTAACTGGATTAGGATTACTATCTCCACCAAATCCTCCGAAAGGAGCTGCTTTCTTCGGTCTCTCAATCACAGGCGACAGCTTATCTCTCTTAGGATAATCAATGCTCTCTCTGAAAAACTCTTCATCTGCTTCTGTTTCTATGACAACGCCTTTATCGACTGCATTAACGAACTGCTCAGCAAGCTTCTCTTTGTCTTTCTGCGTGAGAGGGTTGAACTTGTACTTCGGATATTTTACTACATTAGCAAAATTCATGTCAGTCAAGTCTCTCACTATTTGTTCATCAACTACTTCCTCTTCTATTTCAGCACGTAAGTTATCCATGAGCATCATGAATAAGCTGAACTGATTTTCACCGAGATTATACGAACCTCCCGGGCTATCTGTAAATCCAAGCTTGTCAGGAAGTAATATAGCTCTCGCAATAGATTTATTATAATGCTCAATAACAACAATATGTATCGGCTGAGTTCTCGATTGCGATTCAAGATTTTCTATCTCAACATCTGACGGTATATCAACAGCAGTCTTAGCAGAAATGTTCTTCAATACTTTTTGCAGTAAGTCTCGTGCTTCTTTTCCCATGCCTCGGGGATATTTGCCAATCAATATCCCCATGCCGAATCTTTCAATGAAGATATTCAAATATCTTATTATTATATCTTTGCTCCACCATGCTCTATATGCTGCACGTAAGTCAGAGTTGCCCCAGACATCGCCGAATTCTGAATCGTAAGAATAAATGACAAGTCTTTTCAAGTCTTGACCTTCGATTGTAATTCTGCCTGTAGCTTCTTGAATGACTTGCGATACATCACCGAAATCGTCTGTCTTGAACTCGAATCCGTCAGGCGGTCGTGTCTTTATCTTCTTAAACGCTATCTTGCCAGCGAATTCACCGTTCTTAATAACGTAAGGGATTTTCTCAGACACAGAAAAACCATAACCAAATGCTGTGAACATTCTTTTCAAGACTGTTCTGAAACTTCCGATTAATGCGTCTGTCAATGCGTATTCTATAAAAGCAGCAATCTGTTTATCTTTTGGTTTATCGCTTGCGGGTTCTATTCGCCATCCTTTCGAGTAGATTGCTATACGCTTAATCGCCATGCAAGCTTTAACTTGGTCGTCTTTATACATCTTACGATAAATCTTGATACCTTTTTTCTGAACTAAGTCATCAGGATTATAAGTATCGAACTGAGATTCGTCATAGAGAGATGTACGCCAGAAAGTCAAGTCATCATCTCGTTTACCTGTGATGAATGTTTTAACACCATGAGCTATGCCGGGAAGTGTAAGCATTATGTTAAATAAACTCCTTCGCCTATTGCAAGTGATTCTGATTCTTCTGCATTTTGAATATTTCTAAGTGCATCTTTGATACTTGTAGGATTTCCTTGCTTGATACCTCTGTGCATATATATTGCATATCGTTTTGCTGTCATTAAATGGTCTCTAAATTTTACCGGCTCATCTATGATATTCCCGTTTTTATCTGTTTTCCATTTATAGCTCGAACGTTCTTTATTCAAATTTACGTTTGTGTTTAATGTGTGATATTTATAATGTTTACTAAAAATAATTCCTTCTCTGACAGAACCTTTTCCTTTCTCTGCTGGAATGATATTGAATCCTGCATCATAGATTTGCTTAATAGCATTCGGGTCTTCTGAATCTGCATATATAGGTTTATCTCGTTTATCTGATAGTATTAAATCTTTCATCAAGTCAATCAATTCAGGAGTAGTCAGTTTTGTTTGATACAAAAGTTCTGTAAGATAAATGTCTTTCTCGTTAATGTCTAATGTTTCTGAATTAAGTTTTATTAACCCACAGGGAGAGTTAAATCCAAAATCGAGCCCATAATACTCATCTTCAAAACCTTCTGGAAAGGCATCTTCTAGAATGTAAGGCGTATAAATGAGATTACCTCTTTGTGCTCGTTTACCTAAAGCATAGATTTTGTAATAAGCATCATCTTCATCTTTCAGACTTTCAAGAGTGTCTTTATATTGTTTACTTGCATATGGATTGTCTTTATAGTTTGAGAAAATAAATTCAGTATCTTTTTTTCCTTCTAGCGATTGAATCCAACACTCTTCAGGATTATACGACAGATGTATTTGACTCTCATTTCCTGTTCGGTTTCTTCTAGTCTTTAAAAACCATAAATCTTCTTTCTCGAATTCATTCGCCTCTTCCATCCATATGTCATCCCATTCAGTAGATTTAATTTTCTGTCTGTCGTCCATTCCAAGGAACTGAACAAAAGCTCCGTTCGAGAAAGTATAATTCAAATCAGATTTATTATGACATCTCTCATTATAGACATCGTATAGTTTTAATAAACCGATAAACATTCTGTAAGTAGATAGCTTTAAGGAGTGTCTTATTTTACGAAGGATAAGTGATTTGCGCTTAGGTGTTTTAAGTAACTTAAAAATAAGAAACTGGCAAAGAGAATAACTTTTTGTACTACCTGCTCCACCTTCATTTACGATTATCTCAGCTTTTGATTTCTGAACTTTTCTGAATACTTTAGTTACTTTGGCTGGAATTTGTTTAACCATTATTTGCTTTTCGCATCTGTGATTTTGATTTCTATTGGCTCGTTGTCTTTGCCCATAACTGCAACTTCTCTAGGAAGTTTTTTGCATAAGCATCATAAAACCATTTAGGGTCTGACTTAGCCATCGCCTCAAGTGATTTCTTTGGGTCTTTCTGTAATTTAATAAAGACACTAGTATATGCAGCTTTAAGCGATGTGAATTTATTCTTTGACCCTTTCTTTCTTCCTGCGTTACCTTTTTGAAATTTAGCCATATTTTTTCTCGTATTTCTTCGTAGTTTACGATTCTTTTGATACTCTAACGGTTACATAACTGTTAGCTAACTGTTCTCTAACTTTCAACTCACAGCTCAGTGCTATCCTTATATAACTACTTATGTATGTATCTATAGTCTCTGTAGTAGTATAGTCTTTAGAGTCTATAGAGTCTTTAAAACCATTAAGTATCATATTATATATATAACACATATATATACATATGTCAATAGATGAACTATCTATTATTCTAAGATATGATATTTCTATCGTCTTACAAGTTAGACAAATTTAGACAATTTTAGACTAATTAAGGATGTGTTTAAACTCTTTCAGGTAGTTATATATTGTTGCTTTAGATATGTTATATTTACTACGTATTTTAATGTAAGCTCTTTTGAGAGAGACTCCTTTATTTACAATTCTGATATATGATTTGACTATTTTCAATCTTTGTTTCTTAGTTAATCTTTTATGTGAATAGAATCTTTCTTTCATTTCGACATACAATGTTTCTCTTCATCAGATAGTTTATCTTGACAAGTTTTACAGATTACTTCAGCTGTTTCTAAGATTAACCATCCTAGTTGCTTTATTCTTTCGATTAGTTTCTCTTTATTACCATAGACAATTATTGTGTCATTATCTATTACAAGAAACGTTTCACACTTATCGCATTGAATAGTACAGCACTTCATTTCTTTAATCATTTAGAATTCCTCCATGTTTTTATTCTGATTTTGAAGATACAACCACAGTAACTACATTTAATGGTTTTATCTTTCTTTGTTTTTCTGATTAATCCAGTTTTATAATCAAATCTAAGTTCGCAATCAGGGCATTTAACCATCTATCTTTTTCCATATCATACCATCTGCCATGCTTAATTACCTTATAATCGCAGTCTAGCATTTTTCCTCCTTTTAGTTATTGTTTGATTATTTCCTTTACATATAATTTATCTATTCTAATATTTTCAAAATGTGTTATATTTTCTTCTGGTTCAGTAAAGGATTTATTGATTACTGCTACAATACCAATAGCAAAAATTATACTGAAAAATATTAATATAGCTATTTTCCATAGTTCTTTTTCATCCATTATTTTTCTCCTTTTGCACAATCAGTGCAGATATATCTTGTTACTGCTATTTTATTTTCATAGACGACTCTTTTCATCAGTGTGATTCCTCTCGTCGTACCGTCTTTAAAAGTATATTTCAGACCGCCGATGCGACCGCATTTCATGCAGAATAGTTTGCCCTCCGCTTTGCATTGCGTTTCGATACGCTTCATTCGTTGCAAATCATTTTCGATTTTCATGTTATGCTCCCTTGAGTATTATTTACTCAGAACCATCTATATATTTTTCTTTTGGGCCCTTTGACGCTATTGCGCCCTTTGAATATCTTGCTACAGTTTTTACTCTTGTATTTCTTTTTCTTTTTTGTCATTATTAGACCAACTTCTTTACGCGAGAGATTGCATTGTCTATAGCTTCATTATAAACATCTGTTTTACGACTATATTTCATTTCAAAATCTTGAGATATTACTTTTTTAATTTCCTTTTCCAACTCCCCAATCAATCTGTCTGCGAAGTGCTGTTTAAGTTGTTTATTAACTATTTCCAATTTCCCATAAGTTTCACATTCGCAACCTAGATTATCAGAATTTGGGTCACATATTATTCGACAATATCCCCTTCTCTCATCCTGCTCTTTCCTCTCCCTCAACGCTGGCTTGGCTTCGGGTGGTTTGCCTGTGCCTTCTGTTTTGATTTTGGGCTTGGGATAGCTTTTACACTCAGGACATCTTATTGCGTGTTCTCTATTATCATTCTCCATACTTTGCAGTTTCTTGCCATATTTATTGCAATTAAATCCATACCACGAAACATTAGTTTCATCAAGATAAGGACAAGCACCTTCGGGTTTAGTGAAGCTATCAGAACAATATTTACCGTTTCCTTTTGTTATTATCTTCTCACACTTCTCCCCCCCTGTGCTGACTGGAATACCATATAAATGCAAATGCACTTCTTCTCCACACTTACATTTTACCCATTCTCTATCTTCGGGTATTGTCGTCCAACATCCGAATCTTCCACAACTCGGACATTTCAAAGTCTCTGTTCCTTCGGCTATTTTAATTTCATTTTCCTCTGTGCCAACTGGGATGCAAGTATTATCACAATTACTTAACCTTTTTTCATTACAGCAATTATTTTCAATATGAGGTTTTGCATGTCTACATGACCGTTTATAAATACAGTCTTCTATTTGTGGACAAATATACATCTTCTCATCTACCATAGCGTCCTCCTTGTTAGATTATTCCTCCACGATTATATATTTCTTGTTATTTTGAGAATTTCTAAATATTTTCCTTCATCACATATCATCTTACCAATAAGATGCCTAAAATGTGGATTAGAAAATTTGTCTCCTTTATTACATTTACCACCTATCCCTGTGCATACAAAATCTGGGCTAATTGATGCGTCGGCTTGATTGTGTTCACATAATACCGAAAGTN